AATCGCCCAGGACCACTGCACGCCGGACTCGCTGAAACCCTTGGATCGATGCTGGTTTGATCCATGCTGTTACAATTTTCATCTGAATGGCTGCGCCTACATCATCAAAATTTGATGACTGCTGATAACACAAACCGCCGGATGTTCTGAGATATACATAGGAACCATCCTCTAACCAGGTGACCGCCCCATTGGCCTGGTGATTGGTGAACGTGGACCACTTATTCACAAAATAGTCATATACCAATGCCACCCCATCAGATGCAGTAAATCGCACCTGGTTTTCATCCTGGATTAAAATAGCCGATGTGATCGTAAGAGAATTGTATTCCTCAACCGGTGCGCCGATGTAATGCGTGGAAAGACCTCGGTCCAACAAATAGATGCCTTTGTTGCTCATAAACATCAATCCATTGGGCATCTGAACAATGGACCTGGTATTGCTGCATCCTACATCCGAGGTGACCAGCTGCGGATCTGAAAAGTTATTCTGCTGGCCGGTGGCATTTGGACCGGAACCAGTGAGGTAAAAAATACGGTCATCCTCAAAGATGATCAGCTTCTCATCCATCTCTGCCAGGGCGGTGATGGATTGTGCTTTGTTGAAAGTGATATATAAAGAATCCGAAAATTCCACCGGGTTGCCTTTGGTCCGTTTCTGAGAATAAAAAAGAACCTTTGGATTTTCGCTGCTTACCGCAAACATCCGATTTGCAAATGATCCAATGACACTTGTGGCCGGTGGCGTAACGTGTTCTAAAACTCCGCCTGTAGTATATAAAATTTCCTGGGCCAGCAAATTGGTGTCATTAATCGTTCCCGGATCACTAAAACTGACGGTATCTGCAGATGTGGAATTTGCGACAGTTCCCACTTTATAGAAATTTGTTCCATTTCCTACTGTCCGAAAAACCTCACAAATGACATTGGAATGTGATGTGACCCGCAGAGTTGGAATGGTTAAGTCTGCAGTGAGGTTCCCGCCAGTTGGTGATGCTGTCACCGCAACTGATGGGGCGCTGCGATAAATTTGCCCCTGCGCGTCAGTGTGAACGTAGCAGACCCGGAACTGGTATGTTTCTCCGCTTGTAAGAGATCCCCCGGAAGAAACTGCAACCGAAACATTTTCCGGGAAAAGATGGAATCCATGTTCTGCGATTTGATGACCATCATAATTAGAAACGAATCCTCCGCCAGAAAGCAGATTTAGTCCAAGTTCTTCAGTGTCAAAATTTGATGTCGTTGTGAAGTCGAGTTCTGACTTTGAAATGCCTTTGAGAGAATAAAGATCGTTATCTCTGGAAACCAATCTGGTTTTAACCTGGACCGGAATTTCATAGACTCCAGTATTGACTGAAACAATACTTGCCAGGGTTGGGTCAGTCTGAATTCCTCCTGCTGTTCCTGCTGACATTTTTGCAACAATCAACCCGGTGCTGTCGAGCAGGAAATAGGTGCTTTGCAGTAATGACTCGTGACATACCGCAAAGTAAACTTTTGAGTTATAAAGAAATGCTTTTGATGCCAATCCAACTGATCGCTTTAAAACTGCCGGCGTGTCCATGCTGCTGCTGCTGGCATGGTAGGTGATTGTTCCTTTTTTAATTAATCGATTGTATGTTTGGCCTGCATTATGTTCGTAAATGACTTCAATGTTGTTGCTGGAATTCAGCGACATGGTAACGTGCTTGATGGCGGTGCTAGTTGCCTCTGCCGTAATAGTTTGGATTTCTGCAAGACCCTGGTCTAGGCGTGTAATTTTTAACCCGGTCCCGCTGGTTGATTTCCCATACGCTACATAATAATTTCCGTCATTTTCTCCATCATGCAAAATAGCCAAACAATCTTCTGCCAATGCATTGATCTGAATGGGTGCGACATAACCATTTAGGATTGAACCCACTTCCCCATCTGCCGTGATAAACATCACTTTAATTTTGCTGCTGCTATCGGCATACGCGCAGACCACGGCAGTTCCAAATTTAGTGACAGCAATCTGATGCCCTGATGTGGCCGAATCAGATGTTAAAGATGTTTCTGATGAAAATGTTGTGGGATCTGATACTGAAATTTGACGCAGCTTAACCGAGTCGGTTCCAGTAGTGTCGATATACAAAACGCCAACGCGGCCATCTAATTCAATACACCGTGGTAATATTCCAGTGGCATTAATAAGAGTATTGTTTTGAATTAATGCGCCGGTTGATGAGTCCCTCACACTGGCGCGGATTCCTCCTTCAGTGTCTTCCCAAGCTGTTAAAATCTGACCGTTCCCAAATGAAATGTCTGGGCTGCTTTGTTCAAAATCATTTCTAATAATGTCATCACTTGTCACCGTCACTGATTGGGTAGATCCTTTGTCAACCCACTGCCGAAAACCCGATGCATATGAAAACAAACTACTGCCAGAAAATAGCAGTAGCTCTTTTTGGAATGTAGCAAGTGCATCGCCCTCGGAAATTGGTGTTGTTGAACCAGCTACTTCTTTTCTTAAAGAAGTATATCCGTTCCTTTTTGTGATGGTACTGCCGGTCCTAAACACTCCATTTTCTAACCCAGTTAGTTCTGACTGAAGAACCATCTTTTGATCAGTTTTGGTGTTTAAAGATCCCGATAAATCAACCGGGACCAGGACTTTTTCCAGTGCCATTTTTATTTTTTATTGGCTACTTTTAGATCGAGTTTTTTACTTTCCTCTTCTTGCATTAATAAAATCTCTTCCATACCTAATAGACGGTGCAACCGTGCTTCTATTTGTGGGACCTTTGCCAACTCATTCTTTGTTTGATTAATTTCTTTTTGTATCTCTTCTAATGTCATTTATGCTCCTTCTAAAGCGTTCACTTTTGCTGAAAGCTCTTTAATTGCTTCAACCATGTAGGCAAGAATACCCTTGCTGTTAACACCCCATAATTCTTCTTCTTTTCCATTGATTTCCTTAATTTCACGCATTCCAATTTCAGGATTAATTGCATGGAGATCCTGTGCAAAAAAACCAATGGTTGGAATGTCGATTCCATTTTCTAAATCATCAAGAAAATTATAACGATGAGCTTGCATTTGTGTAATCACATTTAAACCTTGACCACTTTCAATTTTACCTAAGTCTCTTTTTTTATTTTTGTCTGATGTTGTGATAAGTTGACCACTTGAGTTTGTTTGAACGTCTGAGTTCGCAGCAAAATAACTCCAAACTAATCCACCAGTACTAATGGTGATTTGTCCACCAGAACTAGCAGGCTTTAAAGCTATCCCAGCGGCACCGATAGTTAACCTATCTGAAAGCGACCCACCATCTTCTTTTACCTGAAATCTAAATCTGCCTCCTACATTATTTGAAGTTGTTCCCTCTTGAGCGCAAATAATAGATGCAACATGATCATCCCCATCATCTATATCTGACCAAAAATCAATTTTTCCAACGTGAACGCCCTCACCTGAATTGCTACAAGCAAGTTCTAATATAGCTGGTCTGTCAACGTTGCCTGTAGTTTCACTATTTACTATTGTTAGGTATTTATGAGTTGCTGTACCACTAAGCCCGGGAGCAGTCGTGTTAATCCCAACATTTCCAGTATCACCTTCAACAACTAATTTCCCCGAACCCACATTAAAATTATCACCTGAATCTGTTCCTAATGTGACCCCGATAGATGTCCCTGCATCAGAAGAAATCGTGTCAAGTGAAATGTCCCCGACATTAGTGATGTTATTGTCCCCAAAGGAAACATTACCAGAAAAAGAACCACCAGACGCAGGGACTTGAGCATCATTTGTAACATTGCTTAAACCTACATCTGACTTTGTTAGATTCCCTTTCCCTCCGTCAACGATTGCTTCCTTTTGTGCAGTCGAAGTGGTTAAGGTTCCAGCGGAAACATTTATATTAGTTCCATTAATCGTTCCGCCATTAATATCAACATCTTTGCCAAAAACAATCTGTTCACTGGAGTCGGTTGTAACAAATTTAATATAAGAATTTGATCCTTCAGTAATATTAAGTGCGTCCGCGACATTATCTTTTAACGTAATTTTACTGGTAGTGTTATTCCCTCCCGAAAAATCAACATTTAATCCTACAGCAGCATCATCAACACTAATTACGTCCGTATTTAAATCGTTAACACTAGAAAGTGTACCAGAGGAAAAATTAACTGATGATCCTGCAATGATGTAAAGAGTTGAACCATCCCCATAAATATATTCTCCGCCTTTGTCATAGAAGTAGAGTCTCCGGTCATCTGCCATTCGGACAACCTCATTGCCGTCATACTGTTTGAAGATGATGTCTTTGGCGTCCACCTCGTTTTCAATGACTAGATCACTACTGGAGTTGCTGATTTTGCCGATTGCAGTTCCGTTGTCCTTAAAGGTCAGGACTCCAGTATTTGAATCTAGATTAATGTCACCTTCTGCATCCAAGGTGATCGTGTTCGATCCGCCGGTTGCAGCAATGGAGATTGCTCCCGCAAAACTGGTTGCAGTGGTAAGTAATGTGCCTGTTTCATCTGGCACCGTCAAAATTGCACTACTTCCTGTCCCAGTAAATTTTAACTGAACAAAATAATTTGAATTGGAAAAGTTGTATAAACTAGTATCTGAAAACGCCATCTTCGCCACACTTTTTGGCGAGGCAGATTTGTCATGGATGAAGGAATATGATTTTTGTCCGGCGGTATCATTATATTGAACCTGGGCTTGTGTCCCACCCATGCCATCAATACTTCCAACTCCAGAACCAACTGCAGTTCCAGATGTGATCTGCACGGCGGTTCCACTAGCATTTCTCCAGTAAATATCCCCGCCATCTTCATAAAAACATCTTCGATCCGCAGATGATGTGGCCGAGGCACTAGAATCAAATGCTACAGTTCTAAGTTCAGTTGCATCGTTTGCATTGAATTCCAGATCGGCATTAATGTTGATCCCGGCTGGAGATATCTGCACCCCCTTTCCAGATGAGTGATCATGGGTGTCAATGGCTGACCAGTTTGCTTCTGTATTGGTTGCCCAATCCGGTCCCGATGTTACACCTACGCTTGATTGCGTGAGGTTCATATTTGTGGTTCCCATTAGACTCCTTAAAAGAAATAAATATCTGCCGTTGCCGTGGCCGAGGCTTTCAGAATAATGGTCCGATCCGGCGTGTCGTTTGTGCTGCTGCTTTCAAAAATTACAGAATTGCTTTTTAACCTGGTGATGATGAAACCTTCATATTGTCTTCCAAGTTTGTGGTCAATCAACGTGTCCGAGGTTTCAATGGATAAATCGGTTTGAAGCAATCCATCAGAAATCGGCAGCTCAAGCAGCGGGTTCAGAGTAGTTCTGATATGTGTCTGCAGCCGCGTTACTTCTTCATTGGGTGACCAAATCTGGGTGAAGTTTACCCGGCTCATTTAGCTTTTTAGTGTGTATGCTACTGAACCAGTTGCGCCAGTTCCCGCACTACTATGATCAAAAAAGAATCTCACATACCTGGCAGCCACCTCATGATGTATCCAGTTTGTTTCTCCGCCGTTGATCGCTGCGGTGGCAGTCCCAGATCCACTAACCCAGTTGGTATCATCATCTGAAAATTGTATGTGAATATTCCCAACCGTTGTGCCGGTGGCACTATTAACCACGGTCATGGAAACGTGGGTGAATTGTGCTGCATCGATGGTATCCCCTGTGAGGTCACCACTAAAAGCGCCACCACTTATGTAGTTAGTGACATTCCTATATTGGACTGGGTTCATAATTCCTCGGCATTATAGGTAATTTAAATAATCGAAACCGGTGTAGTAACTGGAGACATCTGTCACCGTAACCGGTTCCCCCAAATCTCTCATTTCTGCAACTGCCGTGATCCTGGCAGTCAATCCTTCTTTTTCCATCGCCAATGCAGCAATATCGGATTCCTCTTTTATGAGTGCATCCATGGCGGCACATACAATGACAAAGCTGTCCCAATGAGAATAAAAATCCAGCCTCGTTTCAACTGATCCGTAAACCGTTGGATCGGAAAGTCCGCTGCTGTCTAAATCGGTTGTTATGGTGGCATTTCCTACGGCAGTGATGGTCTGATCACAATTGTAATCATCTGCCAAAAATCCTAATCCAGTGACTGTATCATTGACAACAAACCCATGTCTGGCGCCAACGGTCCACATGGTGCTGGTGCCTCGCGTGATTGCGGTTGGTGTCTTTTCCCGGAAAGTTTTAGGGGAAGGAACATACCAGACTGTAAGGGTATCGTTTGTGGAAGGTTTCGGTGTCAAATGCAAAGATGATCCTTGTATGTGATACCGCATCCTTCTCGCAACCGAATACCGGCTGCCTCGATTCCTCTGGTTAAAATTGTATCGGCTGAGAGGGATGGCGTCTGAACCTGAGTTCAAATCCACCCCCCGCATTTTGTAAAAATCCGATGGAAGACTGTAGCTCTTTGTCCCGGAAATAAGCTGCACGGTTGAGTCACTTAGGTAGTAATCTTCGGAATTGGCTGCTGTTACAATCAGATCATACAATTCCGCGTACCCCCTATTGATGTACCGCACCCATTCAGTGGCATTGATAAAGTTGCTGTTTTCCATATCAGCTCTTTGCTTGGCCAAAGTCCGGATGGTTGAAAGTGCTACAAATGAGGTCATATCAATAGCTCATATAGATTCCATGGATGGCTTCCAGGATGCCTTGTGTGTCACCGTCATTGACGGCAGACATAAGTTCCTCGGCCATGCCATGTTGTTCATCTGAGTATTCCATTACTTCTTCTTCCATTTCTTCATCACCAAATTCCATTTCGTCTTCCTCCGCCATGCCGCCTGGGCGTTTGCCCTGCATGATCATGACGGCGGTTTCCTTGGGTCCATACATATCCCCTCCTATGTAGTCAGAGATGTGTTCCTCAAGAAAAGAACAAAATGAACGTGATTGTGCGCGTGCGCTGCAATATCCGTAGCCACCGGGGCAGCTGTCGAGGATGTTGTCAGTGCAGTGAACACAATCGTTTTGGCAGTTGTGACATCATGGGCGCCGGTTATCTGCATAAACGTAGCAGCTGCGGCATTTAATGCTGCAGTTGCCTGGGCGGCAATAAGACCTGGATATCCCTCGTCTAATGTGACGGTGTACTGTCCAGTTCCTGTCCGCGCTACAGTGAACCCGGTGCCTGCATTTGCGTCATTGTCAATCGCGCCGGAACCATTCGGTTTGAAGGTTCCAGCAATGATTTTCAATTCCGGCTGCAGTGCCTGAACGCCATAAAAAATAGAATTGGCCATGATTACCTCCTATTAAGATGGAAGTGTAATCACGCAATTGAAACCGGGCGCTTCACAGGCCAAATTCGCATAGCTATGGACACGACACTCTACGCCATCGTCCGCAGACTGACGCAAGACGCGCAACCCATCGAGTTCAGTAAGCTGAACCACTGGTCCAATTGACATCAAAGACCAACGTCCAAGTTCCAGTAAATATGCCGTACCTTCGGGGCATGATTTATCCGGTACTATTTTGACGATTCCATGCGGAGCATAGAAATCCAGAGAACGATATCCGGAAACGGAATCACTCTGCTTGACCTCACGCTGAACCTGGGCGTTCAATGTCTTTTCAATTTTGACGAAATCTGCAAATGAGCAGAACAGGTGCGAGGGTTTTCCCCCTTCCCTGGCAGTGATTGCAGCAGCTTCGATGAGTGACTCAACGATAGTCATAGAAGACCCATCAATGCGCTGGCCGGCTAAACGTGTGGCATCAGTGCTTCTGTCCTGACCGAAAAAGCTATCGCCTCCGGTTGGTGCAGTTGTTGGAATCCATCCACCCATTCCAGTGATTGCTGCATCATAATTACCCTGGACATAGATGTAATCATTCTGAGCAATTGCGCCAATTCCAGCACTCAAGTTGCCGGTCATGGTGACCTGCATGGATGTGGCCGTGCGGTTCACCGCAGCGACTTCCAAGGTTCCAGATCGAACCGATCCGCCGGACTTGGTTGCAGCTACTTGCAGTTTCATTCCAACTTCAAAGTTCACAACATCAGTATCTTGGACCAGGTCCAAAGTAGTGACGCCGAAACTGGAGTTATTAACCTGGCCAATGGCACCAGATCCATCCCGGAAAAGGGCTGTGGAAATGGAATCTCCGAGTGACCGGAGAACGCCATCAATTTCAGTAGTCATCGCATTCAAAAATGAATATCGATCACCTTCTGATGCAGCGACAGCTTCACCCGCGATGGTGGCAACGCCATAACCAGTTTTTCTGGTCATGAGGAATTCCCCAATCTTGGATGCAGTTGCGTTTGATTGTGCAGTGGAAAACACTGCGGAGATGCCCTGTGGGCGATTGTAATAAACTGGGATTGGTGCATTCTTCCCTCTGAACTTCTCATCCTTTGGAACTAATTCCATAAAAGGATGCGAATCGTATACTACACGCGCCAC